CCTCGCGGCCTAACCTGGTGCATCTTGCACTTACCATATGTATGGAACGCACTGTAATTACTGATACTAATATCGAACCGTCGCAGAGCGCCACTAATGTGGAGCGAAACGATGGAGGAGCCCCCACGGTAACTCGGTTCTACTTCAATCCTGCTTCTTTTGTTACAAAGCAAGATCGGATGAGACACGAGCTTGGGTGGGCAGCATGGCATAGTTGTGAGCATTACCAAAGCTGGTGCCGGGTCTCTGACTCGACATTTGCTTTTGATTATCTCTACTACCCATACTGGTATCGCTATAGTAACATTGTTACTAAAGCCTTTACAGTGGACCACTTCGGGTCATGGCAAGCGCCTACGGCTAACTTGCCTCCTCTCATAGCTGAATCCGGTGGGACTTGGCAGATTTGCCTGCCCACGGACTGGAAGCTATATCAAGATCGCTCGTTGAGAGCGATGTTACCAGGTATCCGCCCAAGCCTCTCCTTAGTAAATTCAATATATGAACTTAAGGACTTTGCAGGTTTGGCGTCACGGATAGGTCGTGTGATCGCTGATGGTCGACGAATTCAAGGTTGGATCCGTCGCCGTCAGGTTAAGCCGCAGATCTGGGATCCGGTTAGCCGGCGTCGCAGGAACATCTACGGTGTATCATTACGGGTACTGACCCGTCAGCTAGCGAACATCTTCCTCGAAGAGGAATTCGATGTGGCGCCGCTGTTGTCTGACATCGCTGGGGTGAAAACCGCAGTGAGTAACGTTCAACAGCAGATTAACAATCTGCTGAGGAATGAAGGAAAGATTCAGCGTAAGCACTATTCGTGCCCGCTGGAAGGATATGTTAACGAGGATTCGGAGGTTTGTTATGATGCAACTCATGTTGCAGCAAGCCCGAGTCCACTGATCTCCTTTAATGGTGGGAGTTTCGAGCCTTACGGCTCTATGCTCTCATTATCGGGTGGTCAGCTCTACTGTAGTAGAAACGTTACTTATAGCCTTGCAAGGTTCTACGCGACTATAGCTTATAGTTACACCTTAACAGGTGCAGAGCGAGCGAATGCTCAGCTCCGTGGCATGCTAGACGCGCTGGGAGTAAATTTTAATCCCGCGATCCTCTGGAATGCGATTCCGTGGTCGTTTGCGATTGATTGGGTCATCAACATAGGTCGATGGCTGGATCAATTCAAAGAACGGATGATGGAACCTCGGACAGTCATACATAACTATTGTGCTTCAATGGTAGTGAAACGTCAAACCGCTACATCCATTCGGAGTAGCGGAACAGCGTATCACGCCGGAAGCACAGTACCTGCCGTTTGGTTTGATGAGCACGTCTACCGAAGGGTAGCCGGCACACCAGATTGGCAGTACTCGTTGCAGACGAGTGGAGTGAACCCGAAAGAGTTCATTCTCGGTGCAGCGTTAGCGGCTTCACGCCGTTAACTGAGCATCAATTAGCAAACCGTCTGAGTAGACCAACTCCAATAGGAGCCTTACTACGCAGACAAGACCCTTCGATAGGGGTCTTTTATCTATCGATAAAGCATGTTATGATACCTAAAGTACTGAACACAAATGAAGTGAAGAGTCGTGCTGGAGTCGAAGTCGAATTCCAGCAAATCGACGATACGGGTCGGAAGTTACTGTTCTCAAAAGTGGGAGCAGTACCCAACGCCGACGAGTTGCTCACGGTTTCGCACCAGAGCACTGGTTCGGGAGTCAAGGAAGTGCGACGATCTATGTGCCGCGTTGACATTGAGTCAGCGGGCGTAGACGGCAGCACTATTACTACCTCGGCTCACCTAGTTCTCACTGTCCCTATCGGGAATAGTGCGAACTACGACCTTGCCAAAGAGTCCCTCGCTAGATTAGGGTCTTTCGTCTTCCTTACGGGAGCCGATTCGACCTTTAT